TAATAACACCACCACTTTTGAGTGCCGTAGCGCCAGTAAATAGACCAGTTTTAACCATTGTAGGCTTGCTGTTATAAAGCCATGTGGTAGCTACGTTCTGGCGTAATGCCATCAAGAAGTTCTGGTTAGGTGAAGCTAGGCGTACACGACTGTCACCAAATGGTGATAATTCAGCAGGATCAATAACCAAGAATAGTGTACGTGGGTAGCCGAATTTAGAACGGTTAGGTACTTCACGCAAGATCTGATTGATACCAGGACTGAAAGTACAAATGTCATCTTCTTTATTAATAGAATAACGAGTGATAATATCAAAGGTTTCAGCGTTAGCTTCAATCTTAGACTGTTCCATAGGAGTAACGTATTCAGCATAATCAGCCGCACCACTACTATCAGGACCGGCTGCAAGAAGTGCTTTTAGAGCCTGTATATTCCATGTACTTGCAGAACCTTTTTTACTTTCGCGGTTATAAATATTCTGAAGTTTACCAGGAGTCATTTTAGTACGAATATAGAAATAAGGACTCCAACTACCTTCTTGAATACCTGGCTCAATAGCAAAATCGTTAAAATGGATAAGTTTTGGTACGATACCAAACTCACCAAACATCTTAGTAGCACTCACTTGAAATACGTTAAAACCACGTGATAGTGAACCGCGACCACCTAATTGAAGGGTATTTACAAAACCTTTACCAAAGGTGTTAGGATTCAGAATACGATCATTTACCAAGAACCGGCACGTAATAGCTTCACTTGTACTTTCAGAACCATTTATGCCTACTGAAACATGAGGTATTTTTTTGACCGCAGTACGCATAATCTGACGTACAATACCGGCTACTGTAGTATCACCAATGTTAGGATTTTTGCCAGTAGTACCGTCATATTGTGCGTTTGCTATCGTATCAAGTCGCTTAAAATCGCGGATTGCATTATCAACGTATTCTTTACCTTTTTGCCACTCCTGAAGATAATTGAATACCTTTTGATCCGGAGTAACCTTTTTGCTTGATGCAGTTTTTTCGTATGCCATAATGTTTATACTATATCACCTATCACGCCTATATTGACACCTTCAATTACCGCATTGACAACATCAAATGAGGTATATTCCAAATCACTATAGACTTTAAATTTGCCTTCGTTCACTACCCTATTAGGTAATCGGATTCTGCAACGTTTTCTAATTTTTTGAGTACTATTCTGTTCGCCTGAAGTTGGTATTGGTGTAGACCAATTAATCATCCGATTATTCCAGGAAGACCACAACAAACGTGGATTACCCCATCCAGCAAGCAAATTACGACTATGAGAACCGTTAGTAAACGTTTTCTGTTTAGTCTTGAGCTTGCCTTTTTGATCGTAGTAAGATACTTCAATTGTTACTGTACCGATGAAATTAGCTAGGTAAACAACCGCTTGAGTTGCAGCAAAAAAACTGTTTTTGGCGGCAGTTGTGGCTTGTAAAGAACCTTCAAGAACAACCGGATAAGCGGTAGCAGTACCATCACTTTCTTCGTCTTCAGCAACATAAGATTCAATGAGTTTAAAGAACTTATTACCCTGTCGGATGTACAAGAAACTATCAGAATTAGGTGGTGATATTGAACCAATCCAATCAACTTCAAGATCCCAAATATACCATTTAGGTTTGTTCTTGTTTGTCAAATCGTAAACAAGTACCTGATTGTTGTAATTAAAGCCACGACTAGGTACGGTAAAGCACACAAGGTTATTCCAAGAAGCACCAACAATTTTATTAAAATCAGCGTTTCTAATAGTGCCATATGTCTGTCCTATCGGTTCACTAACAATAGAAGGAGACAATACGTTTTGTAAATCTTGCTCAGTTTGAATAGCAGTAATACCTTCAGAGGATGGAAACAGCAATTTACCTAGATAGTTCACAACGCCATATTTCGCATATACAGCAGATGCACCGGCGTTAAGTTCATCAGCACCCCAATAGGTAAGGGTAGTATTACCATAAGTAATTGTCTTTTGGCTTATAATTTGTTGTTTAGAAACACCCTCTGTACCTGAGAATAGGGCAAGTAAGTTAGGTATATTCTGGTTATTACGGAAGCCAATAACAGAGGTAGGATAATAGTTTGTACCCTTGAGTAGCGGTAAGCGTTGCGCGCCATTATTAGCACCAAACGATATGCCGGTATCAGTTAAAGCACCAAAGTACAAGTCATAAGGATTATCTGGATCACCATAAAGTACTGGAATACTGCCAACCATCGTACCGGCGGCGGCTTTAATACCGGCTGTAGAGTTAGTATCTGGAGCTGTATTAAACGCAATATCAAATGGTATTGAACCATTATCAACAAAACTAGCATCAGCAGTAGGTATATTTGACTTGAGCATGGCTAAATCGCTTGCAACCGGTGTAGTACCTTGCAAAGCTATTGCAGCGTACAAGTTACGGCTTGTAGCACCGGCTGGCGGTGTGTCGTTAAATGTAAGCGTAAGGTATTCAGAACCGTCAGAAGCCCATGTTGAACGGCTTTTTGATACTGCTTGCGTCTTAATCGGTCCAATAGCTGTTTCACCACCACCATCAGAGTTATAAGTAAATGCGTAGTAAACGTTAAATGGTCCAGTACCAGTAATGCCTGTTGCAACACAAGTAATGTTACTTACTGGATCGTCTACGTGCGTGAAAACCGTTACATCAAGTGTCGCTAAATCAACATAACGAAGTTCATCAACACCGTTCATACAAAGCAAAACGTCATTTACGCGCAAGAAGGTAGTAATTACATCCGGATCAGTGGTAATGCTGTTACTACCACCGCAAGGAGTCCAAACAGTATCATTAGGCTGGCAATATCTAACCTCACTGTCATCAGCTATAAAATAATAGATCTGACCATTGTAATAAACAGTTGAAACTTCAGAGTTAAAAGCTACGGCGTTAGGTAGCCATTTTTTCTTACTAAGCCGTTTAGTGAAGTTATTAGCTGAATTAACGCGACCATTACGCCCATAGCTAAAAGCATCCGGTGGTATGTTAAAGTCACCACGCTCATCAAGACCACTAGCAAAAGAGACTACCTGAAGTGGTGTTACAATTTGCGCGCCTTTTACTTTGACTGGATCTGAGACTGCCATTACCAAATACCGCCAATGCTACTAAAATCATCCCTTCGCATCATATCAACTTCATTAGTAGAATTATTAATCATAACGGCTTTATTAAGTTCGTTATTATATTTCTGAGCAAACGAAGGACTAAGGCTAACTTTAGTGACATCAGCTAGGGTATTGTTTTTTGCTATACCTAATACTGCTAAATTCTTGCTATAAATTAATTCAAGTGCTGTGTCATCTGTACGTGTTAGCTTTGGAAAATATTGGACTACATCTAATACAATCTCTGCACCAACTTCTTCATCTGTAGGAGCGCGAGACAATACAATATTACGACCTACAAAAGTAGCCCTGTCTGGTCTACTGAGTTCGTCATCAACTACCCTTTGGTTAGGATCAACCATTTTAAATCTTGAAACAACCGTACCGTCTATTATGAATTTCAACTCTTTGTCCATGTCAAATACAGGAGTTCGGTAATCATCTGGCAATTCAAACGAATAAGTAGTAGTATCACCAACCGTAGAAAGAACATAGTCATCAACTCTAACTTGGTTCCAATACGTTTCTGTTTCGTACTCATCTAACCAGAGGTTGAAACCACGAATAAAGTTATTTTCAAACGTAGTTAGATCATCACCAGTATCATCATTTTCTGCACCGTTAATAGTGTAGTAAGTGTTTTGTGCTAATTCTCGGATGTTGTCAATGGCTGCCATACTCTTATTCTACCTGCTTGCGCTTATTTTATGAACTATATTTGGTCTAACAGTACGAATTATCGGTATTGCGCCGGATTGTTGGTCAATTGTATCGTATGCTTGCACTTTTGGAGCAAACGCACCACCATCAAGCCTACCAAAATCACCACCTAAGTTACGTGAACCTGAACCACCACGACCACCAGAACCGGCTTTTTTCTCTTTCAAAAAGTACTTGTTTTTGTCTAAAGCACCCTTGCGATATGATACACCGGCTTCTGTCATCTTCTGGTCAAGTTCCCAAAGCTTCTGATACATTTCAGGATCGTACAAATCAGGATCGTGGTCTTCATCTTCTGGTGGTATACCCATCTTACGCCAGTCTTCAACGCCAACACTCTTGTACTCTGAAATCATGTCATAAGGTACTTTTATTTCTTTGTAGACTTCACCGCGCTTGATAGCTGTTTCAATATCTTTAAGAGAAGATGGCTTAGTGGTCTTATCAGCTTGCATCATATCGCGCTTGAGCTGCAATACTGCAAGATTAGTATCGTATTCACCACGCTCAAGATAAGCGGTGTCTGTACCCTCTGAGCTAACACCTTTAACCAAAGCATCTTCAAGTTTTTTCACATCACTCTGATCTAGTTCTTTACCCTGTTTAGCTTGGTTATATAGCAATTTTGTCTCATCATCCAAAATGCTCTCTATAACTGGATCTTCAAATACACCATACTGACCAATACCTTGTAATTTAGCGTTAATATCACCCATAATTTGCTGTGAACGTGCTTCACCGCCTGGCTGTGTTGCTGACGAAGCACCAAACGCTATTTGAGCAGGATTAGGATTTTGGATAGGATTACCAGCATCATCAAGCTTATCTGGAATATCCATCATATTATTCACACCAGGTATGCCACTAGCAACCTGATCTATGATATTACTCCATAAGTCTTTAGTGGTGGTGTCATTTTTCGTATCATCAAACGATTTAGAAATCTGATTGAGTAACGCACCAGCAGGAGTACCAGCACGAACGCTACTAGCTACAAAGTTCTTGAAGTCTTGCGGCGCACCATCACCTGAAGCCATATTTAAGAACCCTTGTATCTGATCCGTAGGAAGCAATTTAGATAAGCTTTTAGGTGAATAAAGCTCTTTTAAGCTCTCATTACTATCACCTTCACGCCCAATGGCTGCACCAGTCATCAAAGGTAAGCCAAGCATACCAGCGCCTTGCGGAATAGGATACCAAGCACCACCTATTTTAATGGAATTTTCAGATATACCTTCACGCTCCCACCTTGCGCGCTCATCTGGATCGCTAGGGTATGGACCGGAAATCATATCAGCCTTACCAAGCGCCACGCCTAAACCAAGTATAGCCGCACCTGAACCAGTCTCTTTCAAAGCGCGTTCAAATGCTTGTGCTGCACCCAATTTATCACCTTTCGCCATTTTAATACCTGTCTCCATATAAGACGGTAAGCCCATAGTAAGTCGTTTTGCTGATTGATACATAAAGTTACCGGTTGCTGTAGGGAAACCAACAGCCATACGCATAATCAGTTTTGAAGCACCCTGAAGTGCCTTACTATCAGTATTGCGACCAACATAATCAGTAACCGCTTTTTCAATTGTCTGACCTTTATCAAACAAACCAGTAAGACCAGATGATTTCATAGCTGAGTCAAGGTAAATTTCACCCATAGCATCCGGATCAGTTATCATCGCATGACGCATACGCATATCAAGATCTTTACCAGTAAGCCCTTGTGCCTTGAATTGATCGTTATAGTACCTACCAAGTCGTGAATATACTTGTGATTGTAGGCTAGATTCACCACCAGAGTTGATAGTAGTAGCCCAATTTTTCACCCACTCAAGAGGGTTTTTGCCACCAATTTCAGCCCTTCGTGCTGCATCACGACCAAGTTTGACCATACCAACCTTACGCCCCATACGTGCGCCCTGACGATTGAAACCACCCACGTTTTCACCAAATATAGCTTTAGTTACTTTCGCACGTGTATTAGCAAATAGTCGGTTCTCTACACCAGCTAATTCAGTACCAAAAGTGTTCCTAAATCCGGTTGCTGTACCAGATAACATATTTGCCGTTACTAGATCCATTGTATTAACATCTGATTCTTTTCGTAAGTCATCAATAACCTTATTAACGTGAGCGCCTTTTTCACCTTTCAGAACACGTTTTGCAACTGAAACTTCAGTAAATTTAGCATCTGCGTCAGCTTTTCGTGCCGCGTTATGAGCTTCTTCCCAAGCCTTAAAGTCTGATTCACTACCGGTTCGCTTAAACTGTTCTTCAAGCTGTGCTGCTTTGTCTCTGGCAAGAGTAAAGTTATCATTAGCGCGCATCACTTCAGCCAAATCTTCATCAGCCATTTTTGCAGGGTTATCAAGCGCTCTAGCAATCTTACTCTCCCATCGGTTCACAAGCGTATCAGCACTAGCAGAACGGCGTATAACCTTTGGTATCATAGCTAATGCTTGACCAAGTTCAGTACGGCTCTTAGTCTGTAGCTTCTTTAGTACCATCCGGACTTCAGCATTATTGGGATCGGCTTTGGCTATATTCTCCATAGCAGCACTAATTCTACGCCTATCACCAGGAGTAAAGGACTCTTTAGTAGCAACTTCTGCTAGTAAGTCATCAACTGAACGATCAGCCATTTCAGTACGTCCAAGTGCAGCTTCAGCTTCACCGCTAGCCTTCTGGTAAGCATTACCGCGCCTACCGCGTCCAAACTCACCAGTTTCTGCAAACCCTTCACCTTGTGGCGTATTAGGTGATTTAGCAGCTTCAATACGCTGCATAGCAGTATTTGTGTCTTCTTGAGTTTTAGCCATCTGTCGTGCCAATTTGCGTTGATTTCGTGCAGCAGCCACTTGTCTTTTGTTAAATTTCTTAGGATTATCAAGAATTTCCTGAACTTCTTTAGGCAATATAGGTGCTGGCGATTGTGCTGCAATAGTTGCACTTTTCACATTATTGGGGGCATTTGCTTCAGTCACACGAACTGTACCAGGCGTTTCTGGCAAGTTTTGAGGTACATTAACTTCATCACGAATTGGTATACCAGTCGCTTGTTTAACCTTTATTGGTGTTCCAACAGGGGCTTCAGGCTGTTCACCTTTA